TGATAACGATATCGCTGATACCATGCCATTTGGCGCAGCGTGATGCAGAGGGTTAAATGACTATAGCCAATAGCCTGATCCGCAGGCAGATACTTAATCAGCGATACATACTGAACTTGCAAAAGCAAAACAAGCGCGACTTGCTGAAGCTGCTTGAGCGGATCAGTTTATTGGTGGCGCAACAGCCTAACGTGGAAAGGCTAGCCCTAATCAAAACGGACTTAGAGCTTATCCTGAGCGGCGGCCTTGCTACATTCAATGCTAAGGTTGCTGCTGATACTCTTGCTTTCGCTTTAACTGAAAATGACTTTACTGAAAAGGTGATGGTTGCAAATAGCAAGGTGCTATTGCGCGCCCCTGATGCGGCGTCAGTTGAGCTGGCGCTAAAGACAGGGGTAATGGACGTTGGCACTAAGGATTTTAACTTGAAGCTAGGCACAGCCATTGAGAAGTTTAGTGATGGCCAAGCTGCAGCTATACGCAACAAAATCAATGACGGCATAATGTTCGGGCAAACCACAAAAGAAATCAGCGCAGCAATCCAAACGCTAGCAGATACGCGAACGGCGGCACAGGTTGAAGCATTGACAAGAACGTCAATCAACTTTGCCACCGGCCAAGTCAGGAAAAACTTTGCCTTAGAAAATGCCGATGTTTTTGACGGTGAGGAATATGTTGCAGTTCTTGATAAAAGAACTACAACTTTATGCGGCGGCCTTGACGGCAATATCTACAAAATTGGCGAGGGCGTTTATCCGCCTACTCACTGGAATTGCCGAAGCATACGTGTGCCGGTAATGAAAAAGGAATTTGCCAAAGGTGATCAGCGTAGCAAGCGTGAGAACTTTGATGAATTCCTGCGTGGGCAAAGTGATAAGTTTCAGGACGAATATTTTGCGCAGTTTCCTGATGGAAAAGAAAAGGCTAGACTATTCAGGAAAGGCGGCCTAGAAATCCAGCAATATAGGGATAGCAAGGGCAGAAACTATACGCTTGATGAATTGAATGCGCTTTACCCGCTAGCGTTTGACAATGCGGGGATTTAACGGCAGTGCCGAAAGGGGTTTAAACCGTGTTTAAATTTAAATTGAATAAATTCGTTTTACGCAATAAAGACACTAATGGCGAAGGCAGTACAGGTGGCGGCACCGGCTCAGGCGGTGACACTGGTACCAATGGCGATACGCTAACACTTGAACAGCTTATGCAAGAAAACGCTGCAATGCGTAAAAAGATGGATGAGCTATTAAACGAAACAAAGCGAGCCAAGCAATTACGCCGTGAAGCTGAAGAACAGGCGGCAATTGAAGCCGCGGAGAAAGCGCGGAAAGCTGGCGACTTTGAACAGCTATACAAGAGCAGTGAAGAACAGCGTAAACAGTTCCAAACCGAGCTTGAAAAATTAAAGACTGGCATTGCTAAAGAGAAGGTGAAGGGCGCATCAAGAAAGCTGGCGGCTGATTTGGCTGATGGCCATAACATTGAGCTATTAAGCGAATTCATTGAGCGTCGTTTGCGTTTTGATAGTGATGACATTAAAGTATTGAACAACAACGGCGAACTGACAGTGTCTACGCTGGAAAACCTGCGCGATGAGATTAAGGCTGATGCCCGATACAAAAGCCTTATTCGTGGTTCGCAGGCAAGCGGTGGCGGTGCTACCGGCAATCGTGGTGATAAAGGGACCACAAAAACAATGACGCGCGCCGAATTCGATGCGCTAGACCATGGAGCAAGATCAGCATTCTTTGCTTCTGGTGGAAAAATTAACTAACTGGGGTAAAAAAATATGGCTAATGTTTTAAATGATTTAGCGCACGATATTTACAAAGCGGCTGACGTGGTTGCGCGCGAGTTAACTGGCGCTATCGCTGGCTCTACTATCAATGCTAATGGTTCAGAACGTGTTGGCGTTGGCGCTAACGTACGTTCAAGCTTCACGCGGCCTGCGACTGTGGTTGATGCCACTCCGTCAATGACTACGCCTGAAGGTACTGACCAAACAGTTGATACCAAGACGGCTACCATTACCAAGTCAAAAGCGGTGCAAATTCCGTGGACTGGTGAAGACATGCGCAATGTGAACAACGGCATGGGCTTTGAAACCATTTATGGTGATCAGATTGCTCAAGCAATGCGCGCACTGACTAACATGGTCGAGCAGGATGCAAACATTGAATTGGCTCGCAATGCTTCTCGGGCTGTCGGTACTGCTGGCACAACTCCATTTGCCACTAACCACAATCTGATTAACGAAGCTCGTCAAATTCTGGTGGACAACGGCGCACCATCTAACGATGGCCGCTTAAGCATGGTAATGAACACGTTAGCAGGTACCAATCTGCGCAACTTGTCTAACCTATACAAAGTTAGCGAAGCCGGATCAGATGCGTTACTGCGTCAGGGCGTGTTGCAGGATATTTCAGGCATCATGCTGCGTGAAACTGGCTCAGGCTATGTTCATACCAAAGGCACTGGCGCTGGCTTCCTGCTGAATGGCGCTCGCGCTGTTGGCGATCGTGGCCTTATCCTTGATACTGGTACCGGTACCATCCTTGCTGGTGACGTTGTGACCTTGGCAGGCGATGCTAACAAGTATGTTGTAGGCACCGCTTTAACTGGTGGCACCGTTACAATCAATGACACTGGTTTGCGCCTAGCCGGTGCTGACAATACAGCATTGACTGTTGGCAATGGTTACAATGCTAATATCGTGTTCCACCAAGCGGCTCACGAAATCATCATGCGTCCGCCTTCAGTGCCTACTGGCGGTGATGCTGCTGACGACTCGATGATTGTTCAAGATCCTCGCAGTGGTTTAGTGTTTGAAATCCGAGTTTATAAAGGCTACCGCAAAGCGATGTTTGAAGTTGCGCTTGCATGGGGCGTCAAGGCATGGCTGCCTAAGTACATCGCTTTAGCCCTTGGCTAATATCGTTTGACGATAAGCGAATTTTGAAGCCCCTTAATCGGGGCTTTTTTTATGCGATTAAATAAAATAAATGCTTTACATAATAAAGCAATGGTTTTATAGTTAGCGCATCAGGCAATTACGCCGGTTTAATTGAGGGCTAGGAAATGAAGACGTTAAATGGCTTTAAAATCGAAAAAACATATTTAGGCAGAATGAATGACAGCGATGCTGTTGTGGTTGTTTCTACTGTTTGCGGAAAGATTTTCTACTCTCACAAAGTTTATGAAATCAATTCTGAAATAGAGTTGGCAGGCATGGAAGCGGCGGCAGATTGCTTGTGTTTAGGTGATGGCGAAGTTAAGTCGGAAGATTTTTACTTTGAGCGCAATGTTTATGGCGGCGCTTCATGGTCGCAAAACGATGAAAATTCATTAATGCAATTCGACTAAGGGGTAGGAAATGAACTTAATCAAAACGATGGTTGCACGTATCGAAGAACGGCTGTTAGAAACCAAGGATCCTTGCAAGTTATACAAAAGCGAGGTTACTGCTGAGACTATGGCTGAGGCATGGGTTGTCAAAGGGGCTGAGTATTTTGGCGTAGATGCGCGTGATGTGCGCTATGTAATTGTCTACGTACCGAGCGTGGGCAAATACGCTATCTGCTTTGACACTAGCTACATTTTCGGTGCCAAAAAAGCTGGCGGCTATGTTGGCTTTTTTGAAGGCTATTTTTGCTACTAATAACCATGCCGAGAAAGCGGCTTAATCTGAGGGCTAGGGAAATGACTACATCAATGAAATCGCCAGAATATTACCGTGCAGAAGCTGCGAAACGTCGCGCTCGTGCGCAAGAAAGTTTTGACCGTTGCGATACTGACGGCTTTCTGACCCAGTATGCCAGCAATGTGATGGCTAATTTAGACGACCGGAAAGCTGATATTGCTGAGGCTGGCGGCTTCGCCAGTTTTGTTGGTCTGTATGAAGGTGACCGCCGAGTCAAAGCAAAATTGTTTGAAACATGCTTTGGCAAGTGTTGGCTTATTGCAGAGTCTGAAACCGCGATAATTAATCGTCGTAATGGGCGTTTTGTGCCTCGCGGCGAAAATAGCCGAGTGCAAAAGAAGCTCGGCTTGTGTGAGCGCGCGGAAATGGCTCCAGCTTGGGCTAAGTTGGACGGTAGCGGTACCGGCCTTGGTGGGCAGTGTTGGGTTGCTACCTTTCGCACCGGCTGCCAGTATGGTTCCGATGCTCAGTTAATTGATGAATAGCTAGATAGCTTTTAATGACTGGACTTTCAAAGGGCTTTGCAGCCCTTTTTTATTTCCCTAATTTTGTGCTATTTTTACGGCGTTAAATCAACAAAACCACAATCGAGGTTATACATGGCGCGCACAAAAGCACAAAGCAAAACCACGGCACCGGCACTGCCTGCAGTTCAATTAACTAATGACGGCAGTGCAACTGGCGGCACTGAAAACGCAACTGATTTGAACGCTGCCGGCTCAGAATTGCAGCATGATTTGCTTGGTCAAAAGGATCCTTCAGATCAGGCTGGTGATAACCAAGCGCAGCAAGATGAAGCGGCAAAGCTGGTTAAAATGATTAGCGAGCACGGCCTTGAAGCTGATGTGCATCAAGAAATGATTGATGAGTACAAAGCTGGCGGCTATCGCTTTGCACAAGAAAGCTAGGAGCTAAAAGATGGCTTTAATCATTGAGACTGGCGCGGGTATGCCAAATGCAAACAGCTATGTGACTTTGGCTGAATATGCTGCTTATGCGGCTGCTCGCGGTTATACAGTCGGCGCAACTGACCCTATTAAGGAAATTGAACTAACAAAAGCCATGGACTACTTGGAAGGCTGCCGAGATAAGTTTAAGGGTTCAAAGTTATTGCAACAGCAAGCGCTTCAATGGCCTCGCGTTGGCGTTATTGTCGATGGTTTTAGCCTGAGTAGTTCTGTTATTCCTGTCGAGTTAAAGCGCGCACAAATGGAATTGGCGCACCTTTCAGCCAGTCTTGATCTAATGCCTAGCGGTGAGTATCAGGACGTGGCAAGCGCTCAACTGGACACTTTGAATGTTAGCTATCATCAAGGTGGTTCTTATAAATCGGTGCAGCATAAGGCTGTTGATGCTTTGCTATATCCGCTATTTAAAATAACTGGTGGTCTTAAGGTGATCAGAGCATGAGCTTAAGCAGACAGCTATTTAAAAACTTGGCTAGCAAGTTCGTTAACGAAACATTCTCGGACTTCAGCAAGGCTTTTGAAATCCAGCAATTAACAGAAACCCCTGACGGCCTTGGCGGTTTCACTGTCTCATGGGTAAAGTTTGCTGATGCTGTTGGTTTTGTTAGCGTGGTTAGTGGTGGCGAGCTGGTTGAAAGCAATGAAGGCATTCGCATTGGCACCAACTACATGACCCGCTTTTCTATGCAGTACATTGCCGGCATTGTTGAGCAGATGCGGATCCTATACAACGGTGAAACATACAATATAAAGAACGTCAAAGCGGTACAAGATGTTGACGTTTGGCTGATTATTGAAGCTGAGAAAACAGAGGCTACATGAGCGGGATTGTTATTAAAGGCATTGCCGATTTTATCAATTATGTTGATGGCAGAAGCGCCAAGGCAATCGCTGCTGTTGATGCTGGCGTTGTGCAAATAGCTGCTGAAATACAGCGTGAAGCCGTGCTAAGTATTAACAAGCAATCACAGGGAAAGGAAATTAAGCGAGGCAAGCGCCGGCATACCGTATCAAAAGAAGGTGAAGCACCGAACACTGATACCGGCAGGCTAGTTGGCTCGATTACCATACGGCACAAGAAAGGATCAAAGGAAGCCATGGTATTCTCAGATCTTGATTATGCTGCCTACCTTGAATTCGCATTGAACCGGCCTTGGCTTGAGCCTGCCGTTAATTTAAAGAAACCGTTTTTACAGACTGCAATTGCTGATGCAATGGCTAAGGCTTTTAGATGAAGGAAGTTGCTCAGGCTTTATATAACAGGCTTACTGTTGCCATGGCTCCAGTTCCTGTTTTTGACTTCGTAAAGCAAAACTTCAAGGAATATCCGTACATTCAGATTAACCAGCTATCGCCTTTGGTTGATGACACGGACACAGAAAACAGCTTTAATACTACTGTGAAGATTGTTGCCTTTGCCGACTATCGTGGTTGGTCTGAGGTTTATGATCTGGCAGATGGGATTTATACGGCACTTCACCTGTGGGAAATGCCGACAACAGCAAACTATCTGGTCGGGCGGATAGTTGAAACGGGTAGACAGTATCTAACTGCGCCTGATGGCCTTGTGCGGTATTCCGTGCAAGAATTCAGATTGCATATTGAAAAAATTTAAGGGGTAAATTATGGCTGCGGGACGTGGATTGTTAGGCCGCGAAATCACTTTGACAGTGGGCGGCGCTACCATTTTAGGCGTGGTGACCAAAGACTTTTCATTTACAAACAGTGCAGTTGATGTAACTGATGATCAGTCTAGCGGCTACCGCGAATTATTGGCAACAGGTGGCTTGAAGCAACTTGATATGTCATTAGCCGGCAAAGTGAAAAACTATGCGCTGTTGCGTACTCTGTTTGAAACTAGCCAGATGATGGCTTGCGTTGTCCAGCTTGGTGATGGTGCGTCAACTGACTCAACACTGACGTTTGATGCTTTACTGACAGATTTGCAATTTGGCGGTGATTCTAATGACGGCGTTGAATTCAGTGCTAACCTGCAATCAAGTGGAACAGTGGCGTTTGTTGCTGGTACCTAATTGTAAATTTTATAACTTCGGCCGGCGTTGTGTTGGCCGATCCTTTTCATCTTGGGGGCTTGTGTGAATAGTGTTCGCTCAGTTTTAGAAATCGCCTATGGCAATGAGGTTCGTGACCTCAAAATTACTTTTGATTTAATGGACAGAGTACGCAAACACGTACCATGGGAGCAGATTGCTGTCGATTTTGACAAAGCAGATATGACCCCGAATTTTACCTTGATGGCCAAGTTTCTTTATCACAACTTGGTTGCTGCCGGCTTTAAGCCGAGCATTGATGAAATTTACGATAACTTAGTAGGCTCAGATGAGAATTTAATTGGGCTTGTCGCTCAGTTGATTATGGCCTACATGCCTCGCGGCAGTAAAAAAAAGACAGTGGCTCAGGATCCGCCAGCAATGCCAGCGAAAAAGGTGAAGTCGCGACAAATGGAATAATTGAGACTTTCTATACAATCCTTGTGATAAAAACTCAGAAGGTAAGGCCGCTGGAATTTTGGGAGTTAACCCCAAACGAGGCGGCTTTATTTTTGGATGAATTGGAAGAAACTCAGACCGGCATGGCTAAGAAGGCAGGGATGCTAACAGACGAAGAACATGAACGCTTAGAAAAGCGCACTGCGCAACTAAGAGCTAAAGGAGTGAACATCTTATGACGGCACCTACTATTTGGGCTCGCGTGATGGCCGATACCGTGCAATTCCAAGAAGGGATGGCAGAGGTAAAAAAATCACTAAAACAAGTCGGGGAACAGGTACGGGCTGCCAGTGAGCAGATCCGCTCGGTAGCGGTTGATTTTGCCAAGTGGGGAGCGGCTGCTGTTGCTGCTGCTGCCGCTGCTGGTGCAGCTATCGTCAAAAGCAGCCTAGATTCAATCAGGGAGCTTAAAAACCTTTCCACTGTCACAGGGTTGTCCGTGGCAGAATTTCAGCGTGGAGCTTATGCTGCGCAGCAATATGGCATAGAGCAGGATAAGTTTGCCGACATACTGAAAGACGTTAACGACAAAGTTGGTGATTTCCTGCAGGTCGGCGGTGGTCCAATGGCCGACTTTTTTGACAATATAGCGCCTAAAGTCGGCGTGACGGCTGATATGTTTAAGGATCTAAACAGCCAGCAAGCCTTGGGCTTATACGTCCAATCATTGGAACGTGCCAACTTGTCTCAAGCGGAAATGACTTTCTACATGGAAGCATTGGCCGGCGATAGTACGAGGCTGCTGCCATTACTGGAAAACAATGCCAAGGCTTTCAGGTCGCTTGATGAAGAAGCTAGGAAGCTAAACATTGGCTTAAATAGCCAGCAAGTCGCTCAGGCTTTGGAAGCGCAAAAAAGAATATCTGCAATCTGGTCTGATTTAAAAAATCAGGTGACCATTTTTGTAGCTGATATATCGCCGCTAATCACTAGCTTCCTTGAAGTGGTTCAAGAGTATTTCAGAAAGTTTGCCGGCAATGCTGAGGATTCTTTCAATCGTGCGATGCTGGCGGTTAAGAGCTTTGGCGAGGGCTTGGCTTTCTTGGCAGATGTTATGCGCGGCATTGCTGTATTTTTTGAGGCGGTGAAAACTGGCGCAATTGTACTGTATACGGCTTTCGTTAATATCGCTGCAGGAATGGCCAAGGTAGGGCTAGCTATACAGGAGCATATTACAGCCCCGCTACGTGGCGCTGAAGAATTGTTTCATGGTTTCCGCGTGTTGTTGGCTGCTGGCTTTTTTGATCCGTTTATAGACCAGTTGCGCTTATTAAAAGCTATTTTGACGGATGCTTTAGTTGCCCCGCTTGTGAACTTCCTTGAGCTTGCTGCCAAACTGCCTGACAGCGTTGGTGGCGATATGTTTAAGGAAGCGCTGCAAAGCGTAAAACAGTTCCAAGATGAAGCGCGCGGCGTTATTGCTGAAGTTGTTGCAAATGATGGCGCTCAAGTTGGCGTGACCCTAAATATCGACGGCGAGCAGATTAAAACAGAAGCTGCAAACATTCTTGGTGATATCGGTGATGCCGTTATAACTGGCGACTTTTCTCAGGTCACTAATGGTTTCACTCAGATGAAGGATTTGGCCAACAAAACTATCAATGACGTCAGTAGCCAAGTGGCTGTTATTGAGGGGACGGTTAAGCTAGATACTACCGGTACCGCTCAGGACATTGAGAACGTACTGCGCAGCGTTGGAACAGTCAGTGATCAATATATTGCCGGCCTGAATTCAGCAACTGAATCGTTTTCCGCTCATGCTGATGAAATGACAGGCGTGGCTATTGAGTCGGCTGCTGAGTTGAATGCGTCAATGCTTGAGACTATGCCAAGCAATCAGATCAATGCCTTTTTTGACAACTGGATTGCTCGCTCAAAAGAGGCTCGGGCAGCAATGGCAGGCAAGGAAGAAAGCACGGCTGACACTAGCGGCACTGTTGATGAGTTCGGCTCAAACACTGTAGATGCGCCGGCTACCCCTAGACTTACTGCGCTTCAGGCTTATGAGACTGAGACAATCGGCTTGCTTGAAGCTATGGGGATGCGGTACCAGATGCAGGAAGAATTTCAGCTTGCGCAGTATGACAAAGAGCTTGAATTACTAAATGCTCAACTGGCAAACAAGG